CTTATCATTTGGGGTACTTGGTTTGGTATGCGTTTAGGCGAACTTACTAAGAATGAGATCTTAAATAGCGATTGTGATGTCCGCAAGAATGCGGCAGGGAATCCCAAGTTCAAAGAAGTTTTTAACCGATAAGAATAAAAGCGATGAAGACTAGACATAATTTCAACAAAGACCTAAGAATGGACTTGGCATGCAGCAGAAACGACTATTTCAGACCTGTATTTTCATATATCCATTTTAAAGATGGTTACGCTTATGCATGCGATACACATATCTTGGTAAAAAACAAGTTATCCGAATGTTCCACATTCACCGATGAAGAAATAGAAAAGCTCGATGGTAAGTTTATAGGCTCAAAAGCCTACAAGTCTATCCTCTCTTACGATATGGTACAAGTTACGGACATGGGGTTTGAATGTATATTGTGTGACAATCAAAAAGTTATATACCCATTCTCCGAAGTCTATAAATACCCTGAAATGGAGAATGTAATTTCAGAACATCTAAAAGAGAGCACAGAAGGAATCACAAAGTTACGGATAGATCCTTCGTTCTTCTCCAAGATCGAAAAAGCTCTATTCAATTTTGAGTACGCATATATGCAGCTTTCGGAAGGCAATAAATCTTTGCTCGTTAAAAGCAAAGACAGCGATAGTATCGGAATCATTATGCTAAAATCAATATAGATTAAATACGAATCATTATGTTTTACGAAATCAAACTGAAAGTAGAAAAAGAGAACAGCAAAGGAGAGATGAAAGAAGTCGTCGAACACTTCATCACCGATGTAGAACTATTTGCCGAGGCCGAAGCCAAAGGACTGGAACAATACAACGGAAATTGCGATGTATTCTCTATCACCCGCTCGAAAGTCATCGAGATAGTCAACGAAAAGGAAGAAGACAAGCCCTTCTACAAAGCCACGTTGATAGACATATTCATCGACGACAACGGCAATGAAAAGGAAACGAAGTACTACAACCTCGTTTGTGCCAAAGACATCACCGAAGCCAACCGCCTCATGCAGGAACACATGAGACAAGGTCTTAAAGACATGCGTTTGGACGGAATCGTGAAAACCAAAATCATAGACCTGATATAAGACATAATGTTGGAATTCCCGCAAGCCGAGCCGGGTACGTGGTCGAGCACCATACGGTAGTAGGAACTGCGGGGAGAAATTAGCCATAAGTGTTTTAGTTGGTATCGGCAGTGTCGGAATTGGTATACGATAAAGTGTAGCTCTTATAGATAGGTTGGCAATGGCACAGCTTGTATAGGCGTAGCCGTAAAATAAAAATTACCGCTTGACAATTCTCCTCCGAGTTTAGGCATACGAAAGTATCGCACGGTGAGCGCAACCTCACAAATTAAAACTACTAAGTGAAAGTCTTAGAAAAACTCCTATCATGCGGGTTCGAGTCCCGCCTGCCGAACAAAAAGAGAAAATATATGAACGAAAATATAAAGCTAATACATGGTGATTGTCTTTTAAAAATTAAGGACATTAGTACTAGTAGTATTGATTTGGTTGTTACAGATCCTCCTTATTGTATAGGTACTACAAGCAATGGGAAGAGAGGTTCTTGGAGTGATAATAATTTAATAAGACCCTTTTTTGAGCAATTTTTTGAAGAGCTGAGAAGAATAACTAAGGATACCAGTGAAGTGTATATAAATACAGATTGGCGGACATATCCATTTTTATATCCCATTATGCAAAATTATTTTGAAATAAAAAATTTAATAATATGGGATTATGAATGGATAAAAGCAGGTTCTTTTTATAGGTTCTCGCATGAGCTAATAATATATGGAGTTAGAGAAAATGCTAAAAGAAGATTTAGCGCCTCGGAAAGAGATGTATGGAGAATAAAACCAATAAATTATACCAATAAAAACAAATTACATAATTCTCAAAAACCAATAGAATTAATAATCAAAATTATTAAAAATAGTTCTTGTGAAGGAGATACAATTTTTGATGCATTTTCAGGTAGCGGTACAACTGCTGTCGCTTGTTTAATGACGAATAGAAAGTTTATAGGATTCGAAATAGATGATAAATATTTTAAAATAGCCACGGACAGGATAAATAAGGCAATTTTGGATAATAAAATGAAATTGTTTTGAAAATGGAAGAACAGTCCACATGCAACAGAATACACAAATACGATGTAGTGATAGGGATAGACCCCGACGTTGAGCGCAGCGGCTACTCCGTATTGGAAACAAGGAAAATGAAAATGGAGATGAGTGTTTGCCCATTCCCCTTGTTGGTAGAGGGCATAAAAAAACTTCATGAGCACTGCAAGAAAAACGATGAACGAGTGGCGGTATATGTCGAGGCAGGTTGGAAGAACAAATCCAACTGGCACTTGTCACCGAAAGACACACGGGCGAGCGCAGCCAAGAAAGGCGAGCATGTAGGTCGCAACCAAGAGACCGGTCGCAAGATAGTCGAAATGCTGAGGCATTACGGAATACAAGTCATGGAGCAATCTCCTTTGCGCAAATGCTGGCAAGGTAAATACGGCAAGATCACCCATGAGGAATTGAAGCGGTTGTGCCAGATGAGCGGGATAGAGTTTAACAGACCCCGCAGCAACCAAGAAGAAAGGGACGCAGCCCTTCTCGCTATCACCTGCTCCGGATTGCCCATTAAATACAAAGTCGTTGAATCAAACTTTAATAAGTGATATGGACTTGCAAGAATTAAGAGAGCGACAAAGCTGGACCCTTCGCCAAAAGATAGACCACAGCCTCGGTGTGATAGACCAATTCATATCACGTCTAAACGGTCAGGTTTACGTTGGGTTCAGTGGCGGAAAGGACAGCACCGTACTACTTGATTTATGCCGTATCGTCAAACCCGATATAAAGGCAGTTTTCTGCAATACGGGCAATGAATATCCCGATATAGTCAGGTTCGTCCGAGAACTTAAAAATACAGAAGGATATGACATTGAGATTATATATCCAACATTAAAGCCTGCACAGATATTTGAAAAATATGGATTCCCAATTATTAGCAAAGAGGTAAGCGAAGCTATATATGCAGGGAAACACAACCCTTTATCGGTAAAGGGGAAGGCCGCCTTAGGGTTATTAAGAGGGCGTAAATTTAAGGGTGAAATTCCTTTAAAATATAGAAAATTTATTCGATCGCAATTTGATATAAACAATAAATGCTGTTACGCTTTAAAGAAACAACCGTCACGTATGTATCAAAAAAATACAGGGCTATATCCCATATTGGGGACTATGGCATCAGAGTCAAGATTAAGGCAGCAAAGTTACCTAAGACAAGGAGGTTGCAATTCTTTCGACGGGAAAACGATAAAGTCATTACCTCTATCTATCTGGCTTGAAGAAGACATTTGGGCATACATAAGAGATAGAGGGTTGAAAATTTCAGACATATACCATAAAGGAGCCAAACGAACCGGTTGTATGTTCTGCGGATATGGTTGCCAATTCAAAGACGACAACCGGCTTCAACTTTGCTATGAGTTATACCCCAAGATGTACAATTACTTCATGAACTATACGAACAACGGCGTTACTTATCGAGAAGCGATGAGAAAGGTATTAGCTGTAAATGGGCTGTTTCTCCCAGATGAAAAGCCAAAAACACTTTTCGATTGAAATAAGAATCTAAAATAAACAAATGATATGACAGCAGAAGAATTTATAAACTCTACCGTTTGCCGGCAACAAAGGCGTAAAAAATATTCCGTTTTCCGGCAACATTTTATATTAAAATATTCCACACAACTAAAATTAAAGCTATGAAGTACAAAGTTGGCGACAAAGTTCAAATTAAAAGCGAAGAATGGATTTATAACAATGTTGGAATACCACATGTTTTAGCATATTTGTTGGAATATGCTGGCAAATATGCTAAAATAACTCGTGTATCTAAATCAGATAATCCAAAATATAGAATAGATATAGACTATGGAGAATTTGAGTGGTTTGATCTTCTTTTTGAAGAAAATACTATTGCAGAAACACCTACATTGCAAGACATTTCCAAAACAATACGAGAACAAAATCTTGGCGTATCGGTGAAAGAAGAGGAAGGAAAGCTCATCATCGAGCCGCTTAAAGTGGAACATGACCTACCTGTTGATACCCCGGTGATGGTAAAAATGCCAAACGACGAATGGAAACTTGCTTATTATGCAGGAGAACTTAAAACACAATCAGGGGAAATTCTTAAATCAACATGGGTAAGAGGATATAAAAGCGGACAAGGATTTGGTTCCATAAGCCAAACGCACATCATTCCTTTCGACAAGTTCGACCCGAACAACATCGAGGAAAGTCTTAAACATAACATTGTGAAGCCATGATTATAGCCAAGCAAGTTATATCCTCCATTATCGAGGAAAAGAAAAAGAATAACAAGGAGCCCTCCATAGCGAGCTTTACTGAAATACAGTCAGTGGTTATCCAGTCACTCAAATCCGAGATAAACGGGCTATGCAAAACCGGTGAGATTGACAAGTACAAGACCCTGAACGGGTGGGCATTCACTATCAATATTGAGAATAAATGAAAGACAGCTTTTTGATTTATAAATCATTTTATAAACCCATATCGAGATTATCGGACAAACAACTGGGCAGGCTGTTTCGAGCAATATTCAAATATCAACTTGGCGAGGAGGTTACGGTAGAGGAGGACATTGAAATGGCATTTGAGTTTTTCAAGAATCAATTCGAGATAGATGAACTCAAATATCAGGGCATTGTCGAGAGAAACCGGAACAACGGGCGTAAAGGAGGTAATGACAAAAACTCTGAAACGGTTAAATCAAAGTCCAGTGGGAGCCAAACGAGCCACTCGACCCCAAATAACCCAGTGGGGGCCAAACGAGCCAGTGGGGGCTTAAATGATAATGAAAATGATAATGATTTAAAAGAAACTTCTCTATCGAGAAGCAAAGAAAAAGAAGAAGATTTTGGCAAAGACGTTGACAAGCCACTGACAGAACTGCGTGAAGAACTACTCTCAAATCAAACGTGGATAGAAACGCTATCGATGAACAACCACATCGACGAGAACGAATCGGGGTTATATATCGAGGCATATATCCGTAAACTCCAAAACGAGGGTATTGCAAGAAAAAGCGTCAGCGATGCACAACAACACTTTGCCCGCTGGTTAAGAATCGAACTAAAACGAGCACGAGATGAGCAATCCGGAATCCATCAAAAACCTAATTCAAAGACCAAACAGGAGCGATATGCAGAGTTTGCAGAAGCCATCGCCGCCAAGCTGGCAGCGGGAGATACTGGCAATCTACAAGACGGGGGAGAATCTGCTCTGCCTTTTTAGCCCCGACAAGCAGACGGAATACTGCAAAAACGAGGAGCGTTGTTTCACAGGACATGCACCGAGTATTGCAAGAGTTGCCCGGACATTTGGAGATAGCGTAGCTGAATCATGGTTGTCTATACAGCTCTTTGAACTCGCTGAATTTTCAAAAGTTCGCAATGGCATGGAACCAGCAGATTTTATCGAACTGGCACGGACAATTATCTTAGGCTATGGCGGTTTTAAGCTCACCGAGTTCATGGTATTCTTCCTGCGATTCAAACAAGACAAATACGATCAATTTTTCGGCACTTTTACTCCGGGTACAGTGACAAGGTCATTGAAAAAATTTAATTCTGACAGGGAGAATCTATTGCGGTTCTATGAAGACAAAAAAAGGCAGGAGGAAAGGAACCGGGAATGGGAGCTGCGTGAAAAGGAGAAAGCGACACCCGGTCAGATTCAAGAAATTATCGACAAATACAGCAAAAAGGAAAGTTTAGTATGAAAGACATAGAGCTTTACAACGACTCATTCCAGAATTATAAAGTCTATGGGCTGCCAAAAGCCCAGCAACCACGCATGGTATATCGACGGAGACAACAAAAACGGCGAGAGCGCATTGGCAGGCAAACAATTCTTCTCGTCCGACAGCGAGTTCCGTCCGGCCGAGTTCATGCACTTCTGTTCCAAAATGCTCGTGAAAGAACCGAAAGAAGCCGGCAAATCCCCCTGCATGATACTGTTCTGCGAGTACGAACAACAGTTCAAATTCATAGAGTTAGGACGCAAATACGGGTTAAATCACTACATACCGCTGGTTTTCCGCAAGGACTTCTCGGCGCAAGTGTTGAAAGCAAACATGAAGGTCGTCGGCAACTGCGAATACGGTCTTATCCTTTATCGGGACAAGTTGCCCAAATTCAACAACAACGGGAGAATGATTTTCAACTGCTTCGACTGGGTGAGGGACAACACCACGCCCAAATGCCACCCTTGCCAGAAACCTGTCCCGCTTCTCAAACGGTTGATAGAGATATTCACGGACAAGGGCGATGTTGTCATTGACCCGTGCGCAGGAAGCGGCACGACCCTGTATGCGGCAGCCTCATTGGGAAGAAAGGCATATGGTTTCGAGGTCAACAAGCAATTTTATAACGACGCAAATGAAAAGGTCTTGAAAAGAATACAAGTCAGTTTATTTCAATAAATTATAAAAATCATACAGATATGGGAGAAATAGAACTTATGAAAGGAGGAGAGCAATGATTGAACGATTAAAATGCTGTATCAACATTCTGTTTGCAAAGCAATATATCGTTTTTACGGCAGACAAATACAAGATAGGTAAGTTCGGATCAGGATATATCCGTACAACTAATAAGGCATTCTTACAAGCGGCTATTGAGGTTATAGAGGAAATAGACAGTCATCTAGTTGAAGTTAATGAGAAAAATTGATAAACAATGAAAATAGAAGATATTGAAAATGCCGCATTAGACTGTGCCCTATTCGAGGATTATTACTATAACCCCGACTTGCAGCCTGCATATATAGATGGTTTCACGCGTGGAGCAAACTGGCGTATTGATTCAGTGTGGCATGAGGCAAGTGAAGAGCCCGAAAGAAATAGAATATATCTTGCTCAACTTGGAAATAGCACCCTTGATACCTTTTATTATTCAGGAAATTGGGAGAGATTTTCACGTGGAGTTAATATGCAACGCTGGGCATACGTAGAAGACTTGTTGCCCAATAAAAAGGAAGTCGTATAACAGAAATAATAATGTAAAAAACAAGGAAGAATTTATGATACGGAAAGTAGAAATGTACCAAGCCGTGTGCGATAATTGTGGTAAGGATTGTAGCAATGAAGATTATTATGCATGGCCAGAAGAAAGACTGGCCATAGAAGATGCTCTTTATATGGGCTGGCAAATTATCGATGATAAGCTATACTGCCCGAACTGCTTTGAATACGATTACAAAATAGGCGGATACAAACCAAAAAAGAAAAGCGTATGACAGTACAAGAATTGATTGACGAACTTATGAAAGTTCCAAATAAGTCAGCCGAAGTGTTTTATCTTTCAGATAGTGGCGATTTCTTTAATAATTTAAAAGTCTATTCTATGGGTAAGATATATGGAGACGACGAGGTTACAGAAGTTTATCTAATTAATGGCGATTGAAATATGAAAAAAATAATGTTCAATGATAAATACGGACTTACACAAGCCGTACTTGAAGGAAGAAAAACTCAGACAAGGCGGATAATGAATCCACAACCGGAGGACTGTTCTACGGTACATCGTTGGTATAAATCAGCATATTGGAAGGACAAACCCATGAGTTTGGTTGTCAACGAAGATGGTAGTGTTTATTGTGAGTTCTGTGGTTATGGAGCAAAGCTGGAAGGAGGTAGCATATTCCGACTCCCGTATAAAGTAGGTGAAATCGTAGCCGTCGCTCAAAGCTACAATTCCTTTTACAATGATGAGTGCAATCCTAATTTATTCCCAAACGGTGCAGGCTGGACAAATAAAATGTATGTGAAGCCGGAGCTAATGCCACACAGAGTTAGGATAACAGCCGTAAGAGTGGAGAGGTTGCGGGATATATCTGATGTTGATTGTATGGCAGAGGGGATTAATTACTATGAGCAAGAGGGTTTTTCTTGGTGTTCAACGGGAAAATTATTTGATACACCTCGTGAAGCCTATGCTGCACTAATTGATAAAGTAAGCGGTAAAGGCACATGGGAGAGAAACCCCTATGTATTTGTGTATGATTTCGAACTGGTAAAGTGAAATTATGAAAGTAGATAAAATAGAGGCATTTGATTATATGCTCCACCTTTTTGAAGAGTGGCGGGATAATCATGAAACGATTAAGGGCAAACCGTTTCCTAAACTTACAGCCATGAAACTGCTGTTTTTGGCTGCTGCTCCTAAGGAAGAAGGAGGCGATGACCTTTTGGATATATTCGATAATTTCTATGCTATGCCATATGGCCCGGTGGAGAGTGATGTATATAATGCGATTCAGGAAGACAAACTTCCTTCGTTTTCGGTTAAATATCGTAGTATTGAACCAAGAGAAGGTGCGGAACCATATAACGCAAAAAGATATAATGGCAAGCTTTATCACAGAGTAAGAAATGCGGTAAATGATCTGAAAGAGAAAAACGAAAAATTGGTATTACTAAATGCTTTTGAACTAGTAGAGATTACTCATAGATGGTCTAGTTGGAGTCGGGCGATGGATTTTGCTGAATTTATGAAGCAATTGAGTGCCAAGATGTCTATTGATTCTATTAGGGATTCAAGTAAGATATTCGATTTAAAATGAAATATGATTATGGAAAGAAAAGTAGGAGAAATATTTGAGTACAACGGAGAATGGTATCAGTGTATTCATACAAAATCTCTTGGATGTGAGAATTGTGATTTAGCTACCAAGAGTAATATTCATTGTAGTGATGTATTTGAGATAAGAGGAGAATGTTTATCATGTTATAGAAAAGATGGTAAATCTGTAATCTTCAAGAAACTTGAAAAGGTCGGAGAGCCTATTAGGATAGAGAATAAATCATACCAGAAAATAAAGGTTTCTGATGCTCTTTGTAATAATTGTGCTTTTTATGATAATTTTTCAAGAGACTGCAAATTGAATGGCCACATAAATCATTATCCAACATATTCATGCTTAATAAATGAAATGTTTGTAGAAATTAAACAAAACAAAGAAAATATGGAAGAAAGAGAATATTCAGAAGAGGATATGAAGAATAATCCTCGTTTTAAACACCATAAAAATATTGAACAAGTTATCAATATGCAAAAGATGAAACCCTTTGACCTTGAAGCAGCCAAAGCTGGTAAGCCAGTATGTACAAGAGATGGAAGAAAGGCAAGAATTATTTGCTTTGATACTATTAACAAAGGTAATTATCCAATTATAGCATTATTGGAAGATAAAGGATCTGAAGCTATATTTTATTACAACAAAGATGGAAAATGTAATGTTGGGACTGAACTAGATCTCATGATGCTCCCCGAAAAGAAAGAGGGATGGATAATTATTCATAAAGAAGCCATATATGATAAAGAAACTGCCGAGAAAATTGCAAGAGAAACCACAGCTAATGTTATTAGAATACAAAAGATAGAATGGGAGGAATAGTTATGGCATGGGTGGCAGTACATAAGAATGGGGATGAAGTTATTTTTGACTTTGAACCATACAGATGGAATGATTCCTTTTGAGTGGAAGATATTGCTGATGACATATACCTTCCAAAAGGAACTATCAAGAAACTCATAGGCAGAGATTTGACTTGGAGCGATGAACCCGTTGAATTAAAGGAGGAATAAACTATGTGGATAGCAAGGATTGGGTATATGGCTCGATTACCTCGTCGATATGTTCGATGTGAAATACATCGTTAACGGGACATATGACAAACACTTGGAAGATAAAGCAAAGGAAGACGAACACCTGTTTAATGCCACTATATTGTGGCTTGAAATAGTAAGCAAGGGAATCGAGTCGAGCGGCTGGATAGATGTGTTCGGGAATATATACGAGGAGATGTATCAATCAAAAGGAAAATCTTCGATGCTGGGACAGTTCTTTACACCGGAAGGATTATGTACCATAATGGCGAAAATCAATGGGGGAATAAGCGGAAAGACAGGAGACCCTGCGTGCGGCTCGGGGCGGACATTGCTCGCTGCATATACAGAGAATAAAAGCGGCTACTACGTCGGCGAGGACATAGACGGAATTAGCTGCAAAATGTGTGCCCTCAATTTAATGGTTCACGGGGCAAGAGGGCGGGTTATTTGCCACGACACGATTGCAAGCCCGGTGTACTTTAATTGGGGCTACGAGATTAACGAGGTACGTTACCCTATTCCCACTCCGTTTTACTCTCTCCGACTTATATCAAACGTTAGGACTGATGAAGAGATAGTTAAGATTGAAAATAACGTTGAACAGTTAAAATTATTTTGATATGGACATTGAAATATTGAAAGAGGAGTACAGCCGGAAGATGGAGAAGGCTCTGAGAAGGGGCGACTTCGATCTGTTTGACAACTTACGAAGGCAATACGACCGGCTACTGCAAACCCGTGAGCAAGTCACGGCAAAAACAATCACCGACACCATGAGCAAAGAGGACAAAGAGAAATGTAATCGCCTCCTGAGAAAAATCCCAGTGTTGGCGGACATTGCAGAATCCTCCGCCGTCGATTTACTTTCACTACTGAAAAAATACGACGGCACTGTTACCCTCCCTATGCTGGAAGAACTGCGGGCGTTCAACCACATCGCCCGTGACCTGCGATCCATCATAGACCGTGTAGGCGACGAATCTTTTGCCATTTCCTTTGGAGATACATGTGACAGGGTGAACGAAAAAATCGAAAGCATATTTGATGAAAATTAAGAGTAAAATATGAGTTATAAAAAATTATTTGAAACATGATTGAGAGTATATACAAGTCATATCCTTTCTGCGAGAATTGGGAGAAGAAACATTGCAAGAGTGTCATTGAGGAAGCCTATCAGTGGGGGGAACAACTCAAAAAGAAAAATATTAAGCAAAAAATTAATACAAGAATAAACATGATGAGATTTTATAATGGGACAAAGCAGGATATAAACGGAAATTGTAAAGTTCCCAAAAGTTAAACTCTTGACTATGAGTAAAATAAGGCTGTAAATATTTGGTTAACTCACTGATAATGAGTATCTTTACAATACTAAAAGAAACCAATATTATTTACTAAAATAGTATAGCAATGAAAACATTTGATTTTTATCAGGACCGCAAAGTAACATGTTGGGAGCGTACTCAGTTTTCTATCGAAGCAGAAAGTTATAAAGAAGCGTTAGAAATAATAAAATCATGGGAAGGTGAAGATGTACTTTGTTTTGAAGATGACAAGCAGATAATGGTTACAGACGGAGAAACTTTATATGAAACATCAGAGGCTATTTCTCCTATTGATAACGGAGGTAGACCAACCATAGAAGTTATTTGATAGTACAGGGAACAAAATTACTGATAATGTCATGAAAACACGATTATGAAAGTATATAACTCAAATGGTATATTGGTAGCAGAAGGCTACTTTGTGTCCAATCCTAATTTTGTCTCCAAAGGTGAATACAAAGAAACAGAATTAGATAGATACAAGCGTAGTGTTGATTTTCGAATAACGAGCTGTGGTAACAGGTATGAAATCATCTTCAATAAGCCTGTTGTTCTCAAAAAGACACGTTCTATCAAGCGCATAAGCAGCAACAGTTATGCATACCTTGTTACAGAAAAAGCCTTAGAAAGCCTAAAAAATCAATATACTTACGCTTGCGATTTTTGATAAAAGTGAAAAAATAAATATGATAATCTTCTGTAAAAAAGAATAAATTATGGGATGGAAACCTTGTAGAGGGTCTGGAACCTTGTTTGATAAAGCTCAGATTCGTGAGCAAAAATATAAAGATGAACTAAATTATCTGATAAATAATCCAAATTCAACGATTAAAGATATTTCTAAAGCCTATTATCATTTGCTTATAGCACTTAGGGATCGACAAAATTATTTCGGAGGTAATCATTCTATTAGATTTGGAGTTTTAATTCCTCCTATGTTTGTAGAAATAATGAAATCTAATAAAGAACTTTGTTATAAACCGTTGCAAAACTATATTGTATAATGATACTAATAATCCAAAACGGTTATAGCGTCGCTTTTAGTACATCTTCAATCACGCACGATGTATCATATCCTATTTTAGATAAAATACGGCGACTAAATACAGTAGACTACATACTGTGTGAAATATAGTTTAAAAGTATATGAAATTCATTCACTTTTACTATTTTTGAAAAAAAATCGTATGAAGTAATACGAAACAAGCCTATGGACGAAATAACCGCTATATTAAACAGTGCCCGACCCGTTGATAATATTATCAATGACTTAAAAAGAAAATCCGTTTGTGTTCCTTCATGGGAATTTCTTATTAAAGCGTATGAACCATCATTCCATGAAATAGCCAAAGATACTATAACACGAAAAGATAAAATACGCAAAGACGGGACAAAAGAAGAAGCATCACGCATTTACATTGGCCTTGAAAAGCTGCTTACAAAGCGTATGACCGAGTTCATGTTTGCCATTCCTGTAAAACGTATCTACCACAACACAGAAGGATTTGAAGTCCGCCAACAGATAGCAAAGGCTATAGAGGCAATTTACAAGTATGCCCGAATCGATACAGAAAATATTAAACGTGCAAATGCGTATTTCGCCTCATGCGAAATTTTCACAATTTGGTACGTAGTAGAAAAGACCAATACATTATATGGTTTTAATAGTAAGTATAAGCTAAAATGCAAGACATACTCGCCAATGGAGGGAGTAAAACTATATCCATTGATCGACGAGCTTGACGATATGCTTGCAATGTCCTTTGAATACACCAAAAGGGTAAAGGACGAAGTAATTACTTATTTTGAGACATACACATCGGACAAACATTATAAATGGAAACAAAATGGTAAAGGTTGGGAACCTGTCGGTACTGTTGAACAAATACGATTAATGAAAATACCCGGTGCATACGCATTTAGACCTGTTCCTATATACCACGGATTAACTCGTATTCGCAAAGAATTGGAATATACACTTTCTCGTAACTCCGACGTGATTGCCTATAATTCAGCACCAATTTTGAAAATAGCAGGTGGTATAAAAGGTGGAGAAGATAAAGGAGAAAGCCGTAGAGTTTACCGTGTGGAATATAATGGAGACGTATCGTATGTATCATGGTCGCAATCTATCGAAGCATTGAAGTATCATGTGGAAACCCTGCTTAAACTCTATTGGATGCAATCGCAGATGCCGGACGTTTCTTTTGACAACATGAAGTCTTTGGGGAACATAGGTTACGATGCCAGACAAATGCTTTTGACCGACGCACACTTAAAGGTTGGAGACGAAAGCGGCTCATGGATTGAGCTTTTCGAACGTGAGGCAAGTGTCATCAAAGAATTTTTGAAGCACATGAACACATCATGGGCAAGCGAAATTGATAATATAGAGATTGAACATATCATTACCCCCTTCATACAACAAGATGAAGATGCCACAGCAGATCGCTTATTGAAACTTAATGGAGGAAAACCAGTCATGTCTCAGCTTGAATCTATCCAACAGGCAGGTTATAGCAATGACGCGCAGGCTACATTGGAACAGATACGGCAAGAGGAGACTATCACTTCACAAAGCAGGGTCGATAATATATTCGGAGAGTCAGCAATTTAAATACTGAAACATTATGAGAAAAAGAATATCAATGTGGCTCATTAAGTTATCTTATAAAATCAATCCACAAGAAAGATTGAGCAATATTGAAAGTGTTGATAACTACGAAGCAAGGAAGCTTGGCGTCTGCCTTGTCCTGACTAAAAAAGAAATCAAGGATTACCGAAAGAAGAAGAAAGTTGACGAAGGGTGGTCCAACCGTAAGGCTGTTGAAATGCTTGTCTGTGAAACCAAGAATGAGATACGCAAGTCAATCATCAACTCCATCAATCAAAAAGATTTGATTGAATATACAGTCTGCAAGGTTGGGGACGAGATCCATGTGAGAGGTGAAATCAAAGTGTACATCAAGAAAGAACAGTAAAATGAAAGTTCCAGTTGATAATATGACTTTCGCTGAAAGTGAATACCACCGTGGAGATAAAATTTGGACAGCCCAAACACTCTATGACTTTGCAAAAGTAAAAGAATACCCTATACTTGATATGCCCTTATGGAATATTGACTTGACAGCAGAGCCGTTTGAGTGTAATCAACTTCATAGTTTTATATTTCAGTGCAAACGAGTGAATCAATGTTCTCTTGAATATCCTATTATTCTTGATGATGTAGGACAAATCGCCGATGGATACCACCGCTTATGTAAAGCAATACTAGAGGGTAAAGAAACAATTAAAGCTATTCGTTTATTGGAAATGCCAGCACCTGACAGGGTTGAAAATAAATAATACGCAATGGCAAAGCCAAAAACTCCAAATCAGAAACGCAAGTACGGCGAGCTGAATAAACGGCTCGCCAAGTACGTCATGCTTGTGGAATCCATATACGAGGATTTGAATTTAGAGGCGGCTAAAATAGTCGGAATTACCGATTTTACCATTGATAGTGATAGGACGTTTATGTGGTCGGATTATCCCCAAACAAGGAAACGGATAAGAGACTTACAAGAACGGTTCGTTGAGGACATCGGATCTGTAATATATAGTGGAACTTCTGAAGAATGGAAAAACAGCAACGAAGTTCAAGATCTTCTTGCCAACAAAGTATTGCAAACTTATGGCGCAACCATAGGAAAGGAGAAATACGAAATCCTATACCAGCCCAATAATGATGCATTGAAAGCGTTTCAGCAACGTAAGGATAAAGGATTTACCATATCAGATAAGTTGTGGAATCAATCGACTCTGTATAAGCAAGAACTTGAAGAAGCTATATCATGTGCCATTCAAAAAGGTACGAGTGCAATTACATTAAGTAAGCAAATCTCCAAATATCTGCTCGATTTCCCGCAACTACAAAAAGATTACAAGGAAAGGTTCGGAAAAGCATCACGGGCAATGGATTGCGAGTATCGTTCTATCCGTTTGGCTGCTTCCGAAATCAATATGGCATACCGCCAAGCGGAAAATCTACGCTGGCAGCAGATGGACTTCGTGGTGGGATATGAAATCAAGTTGAGCAACAATCATACTTGTAACGGAAAGCCTTTCCAAGACATTTGCGATATACTAGCTGGGAAGTACCCGAAAGACTTCCAATGGACCGGTTGGCATCCCCTTTGCCGGTGTTACAAGATACCCATTCTAAAAACCGAAGAAGAATTTTGGGAATGGGACGGTCGGAATGAAGCCACGACAGCAAGCGTGAACGAAGTTAAAGACGTACCGGACGCTTTCAAAAAGTGGGTATTAGATAATCAAGAGCGCATCAGCACAGCAAAAAAACGTAATACTTTACCATACTTTTTGCGTGATAATAAATCCGTTTATCAGAAAATAACAGTTGAAAGTTCCATTTCGGAAATTGTAAAACGAGCATCATCAGTGGGAGATGAAGTACAGTCCATAGCAGAACGGATCGCAATAAAAAATGGTGGTTATGTTACGCCTATTAATTTCAAGAGTACAACTTCTATCACAAGAAAAGTCATCACAGAAGGTATAACTCCATACGATATTAAAGATGCTGTAAGAACAACCATAATCGTTCCGAAGTCCCGAATAGAAGATGTGTTAGAAGAACTGTACAAAACGGAAGGCTTCTTACGCCTTAAAAGGCAAAAACCAGAATCATTCATGGGATATAGTGGAAACATCGTAAACATAAGAACCACAAATGGTCTTACTGCGGAAATACAGGTTAATACGGAACGTATGATTTTTGCAAAAGAAAGGCCGGAAGATGCGAAACGTATTCTTGGTAAAAAACGTTGGGAAGAAATACATAATGAGACAGGAATGGAAGGTGGTCTCGGACATAAATATTATGAGCAATGGCGCATACTCGATAAATCAAGTAATGAAGCACTAAAAATAGTAGAAAAATCTATTGAATATTATAGTCATTTCCGATAAAAATAATTATCTTTACATATAAATATGAACCCAAATATCCTACAAAAAAAATTACAAGCGGGTGAAGAAGTCTATATTTTAGACGATTTTGAAGAATCTGCAATACGTCTTGTTCTTGAAAATGGAAAGACAAATGCTTTCATTAAGCACAAAGGAAGACGCAATGAAAAGGAAATATCACAGTCAAATGAAACCGTTTGCGAGATAATATTAGGAGGTATAGAAATACCCAAATCAGAATATGACATGTACTAAAAATTCACTATTAGAAAAAGCCCTTCAAATCGCCGTCAAAGCCCATAGCGGACAAACCGATAAAGCTGGAGCAGCCTACATCTTCCACCCTATCCGTGTGGCAAACCGATGCAAAACAGATGAGGAGCGCATAGTAGCTTTATTGCATGACACGATAGAAGATACCGAAGTTACTGCTGAATATTTACTAATGGAAGGCTTTCCTCATAATATTGTGGATGCTATACTTTCTGTCACTCGTAACGATGATGAGATCTATGACGATTTCATAAAACGGTGTAGATTGAATCCTATTGGAAGACAAGTAAAGCTGCACGACTTGGAGGACAATTTGGACGTAACCCGTTTACCTCAAATAATAGAGGAAGACTTACCGAGATTGAACAAGTATCTTAAAGCGTATAAGTTTTTGCTGTCATTGTAGAGAAACGGTCATGAAGCAAATCAAGCTATCAAAACAGGAGAAGCAAGTGTTGCGTTTAATCAGCAGCGGGATTGTCTGCCCAAACACTTATCCGCACCATATATTCATTTCGTGCGTAGACTCGCTGGAAAGATTAGGTCTTGTCAAAGGTCTATGGAACGAGGGGCATGAACTTGAAGATGTCCGCATAACGAAATATGGAAAAATTTATCTTGCCACCAATCCTAACTTGCGCAATCCCATAGACTGGAAATGGATTATAACTACCATCATCGCAGTAGCAAGTGCCATATTCGGCGCGATGGCCTTGTTTGTGGCTTGCTCGATAAAATACGGATAGTTCCTTTGATTGAAAAAGAATCATTGTATAATATCTTAATGACAGTTACACATAAAAAGAATAATTTTTAAACCTAATCTTCTTACATTATAGATAAATTGAGACTGTATTTATATTTTATGTGCCAATATGTAACTACACCATTATTTTGTAAAATCTATTAAAAGAACTATTTTTGCAAAAAAAATACTGGTATGACTTTATTTGAATACGCTTGGGTTTCTAATTTCTATGATCAAATCAAGGATTTAAAATCATTAGCAATGAATGAAGATTGGGATTATAAAAAACACCCAACAGGTAAATACCCCATTTTATCAAATTATATCAAACATACATTCGTCAAATTATATGAAGAAGGTAAAGTATTAGAGCAAAGTGGATATTCTGTATTTAATACAGGTTTAGTTACTGATTTACAAGAAGAAATATTTGCATTATTCCAAAAGAATAAACGTAAAGCAAGCCAAAATTGGTATTTTATTGGATGGCGAAAACAAAGTGATAGAGATTTATTAAAATTTTCTCAACTTCCAGATTGCGCTAATTATTTTGATAATTCATCAGATTTAATATACGATACAAAACTGGAATTGAGGTCAAATGTAAACCATATCATAGAGGATAATATAAATCGTTTCCCAGAATCCTTACAGCAAATGGATACATACCAACTAAGCGTTTTACTTGAAGGTACAATAAATGATGCGAAACGTAGAATTAGAAGAAATTATAAAACCGCAGTTCCTCAATATTATAATGGGAAACTACAATTGCTTTTACCTCTTTGTTTAACATCAAAAGCCTCAGCAGATTTAGCACTAGTTATAGAAAAAGAAAATTGTATTTATCGAGCATCTACTTGTTTAACGTTAGATATGGCAATAAATAATGCACGATTGATTGCAAAACCAGATGACGAATGGTTAAAAGTTTAATAATTCTTGCGCACTCGTATTTTTTGTTTTATATTTGTACTCGAAAATATATAACATAATTAGAACAATATTTTTTTAGTAGAAAATACTATTTTACAAGAGCAAAAAAGAACATACAAACTTAGTGAAAAAGATTAAAACAGGATTATATGAGGATGTCTTTTCAGACATCCTCTTTTTTATATGGCTTTTATATAGATAGAAACCACCTATGGAAACACCAGAACATTTGGCTGTGTTCGGACTATAAACTTTTAATTCACTCTCAGAATTTGTGAAGATATGGGGATTTCTTTTAAAACTGAATTTCGTCTTAGTAATTAGACTATTTCCAACCATGCGTTTTCATAAACATCGGTGTACACTCACAATCTACATAGCCTTTTTACTATAGATGTGTCATATATGTCTATAAAACAAGATGTTTTTTCATTGATAGAATATTTTAATATAGAATGTTGTCGGAAAATGGAATATTTTTTATATATTTGTTGTCATGAATAGTAAAAAATGAATTTATGACAAAAGAAATTATACAATGCTCAGTGTTTCCTGCTGAACATGAATTCAATTCGGATAAATTTAAAGCATCCGTATTGACCGATAAATTTGAAGAATGTTTAAGAATTGGAGTTACAACAGGTTTAAGTAAAACACAGGAAAAATTTCGCGAAGGGCTCAACTCGATGAGCGTAATATCTCATTGTCTTCATGAAGATATATATAATGCAATAAAAAATGAACTTTCTGCTCAGATGACCTCAGAACATTTTGTTTTTACTTCAAATATATCTGGAAATGAACGATTATTTTTTGAATATCAAGGTTATGCTTTTATCATAAAATTGGCAGATAGCACTCGAAATAGGACTAAGCAGGAGGATAAAATTCGAAATCAAGAATTAGGATGCCATGTCATTTCCATAGTATATACATTAGATACATTTAGGGAAAATATAAATACGCTAAGTCTGCAATATATTAAAGGACAAACCACTTTATGGAAATATTCTATTCCGACACAACAAATAGTAGATGTTGTAGAAATAGAAAGTGAAAACAAAGAAATTGTTGCACAGAAACCCAGATTTAAGAAAACGAACCACAATAAAGAGGCTGTATGAATAATATAAATTTCTCATTACTTGAAACAGTTCGATTGTTAAGGCAAAAAACGCAAAAAGAAGTTGCTGAGGCTGTAGGAATATCTCAATCGTCTTTATCGAAAGCCGAGCACGGACTTCAAGAGCTACCAAGAGATATAATGGAAAAATTGTGTAAATACTACGATTTTCCCGAAACATTTTTTATGCGTAGTGAAGGGATTTCTCCACTAGGGCATCTCTATTATAGAAAGAAACTTACTGTTACAAATAAAATAATAGATTCTTTTGTTGCCAAAGTAAAGATTTTTAAAGCGATCATTGATGAATTAATGTCTGCTGTTGAATTGCCAGAATACACTTTAGGTAATTATATCCCAAATGAAAATTTGTCAGCTAAAGAAATTGCTCGTAATATACGATATAAACTAAAAGTTTTCAATGGTGCAGTTCCCAATTTATCAACATTGCTTGAAAATAACGGTGTTATTATTATTCGTTTTGATTTTGGAACCGATAAAATAGATGGATTAACAACAATAACAGATTCCGATAAGAAAGTAATGTTTATTAACAATCAAATGCCTAATGACAGAATTCGCTTCTCAATGGCTCATGAGTTAGGACATTTGGTGATGCATTTAGAAAATCCGCCTTGTTCTTCTGATGATGCAGAACGTCAAGCGGATGAATTTGCTTCAGAATTTTTAATGCCAGAGGAGGAAATTTTTCCAATGTTGCAAAATTTGAATGTACAAATATTAGGTATACTCAAAAGAAAATGGCGAGTATCTATGCATGCTTTAGTTAGAAGGGCTAGGGACTTGGACGCTATTACATATCAGCAGTATCGTAATTTGCAAATATACTTTTCCAAAAAAGGATATAGTAGAATTGAACCAATACCTCTTCCTGTAGAACATCCTACGATGTGGGAAGAAACACTAAATTTGTATCGAAACGAATTAGGATATACCGATGAGGATTTAATGAGTGTGATGCGCATTAATAAGGCTGATTTTATTAATTGGTTTGTCTGTAAACCGAAGGTTATTCCTATGAATATTTTTCGAATGAAATAATGCTTATGAAAGAGATAATAAACAAAATCATTCAAGACTTAGGCGATGATAAGCCGATTAAAGGTATATTATTGAAAGCTCAGATAGTCGCATCCAAATTGGGTAATAATGACTTTGAAATGTGGATAAGAAACGAACAAAATGGATATCCAGATGCAAAAAACCTTCCAGATTATAGAATTCTCAATGCTATTGTAAAGGCCAATGTTTCACAACCATTTGTGGGAATGTATCAAAACATCATAATTCCTCAAGGTATTTTTGATAATGCTATCATAAATGATTGCATGAGTCATGTGTGCATTGTTCATTCACTAAACGAAATAGAAAATATAGGCAGTAGCCAAAAAACTGGAAATGTATCTATTAATTCTCCATCCATGGCATATACCGAAGTAAACAAATATGTTTCTGGGAATGTAGAAAAAGTATGGCAGGAGTTCTCTGTGTCTTCATTGGTGTGTATTGTTGATAAATTTAAGTCAAAGCTGTTATCATTTTTTCTAGATTTAGATGAAAAAATTGATGCAGGTATTAATTTTTCGAAAATTGAAGGACAAAAAGTGATAAGTAATATTATGAATAATTATTATATTAATTCAGTAGTAGCTAATACAGGAGATGGTAATGTCAATACAGGAAATATTTCAGACAGTGATCTTACATTATATATATCAGACCAAGATCAAAAAGAAAAACTACAAAGTGTAATCTCTCAGCTTGTAGAAAAAGCAAGTGATATAGATAATTCAGACCTAAAAATGGCAATTGATACGATAAAAGAAGAGTGTAATAAACCATCTTGGGGTAAGAAAACCTTAAAATTGGCATTGAACGCTATACAAGGTATTGCTACGGGAATAGCAGCAAATCAACTAACACCGATTGTAACACAAGCATTAGCTCTATTATGATTCAGATAAAATGAATTTCAATAGATACCAAGATACTTAACAATATTTACATATGTGCTTACTTTTCGTATCTTTTATACTGCCTTACGATTCACCGCCTTAGAAAGTCGTATAATAGCCCTCAAAGGTTAATAATGTTGAAAAGTGTATGAAATTCATATACTTTACTGTATATTTGCAAAAAGCGTATGAAGATGTACGCCACCCGACTTGTCGTAAACACCTGTTTGTCCGTTTAGGCGGAGACACATCTGAAAGAAGATGCGAATAGTCTGCTGGCTACATTGCTACGCAGACTATTTTTTTGTTTAAACCTAAATGAAATGAACAGACAACATCAAGTTTTCGTAAGGTTGAAACTTAAAGCGAAGGCGTTAGGGTTCAACGCAAAGGAATTGAAGGGTATCGCCGCCAATATTGCCGATAACCTGAAATCCGCAGAAGATGCCTCAGAAGAGGATGTAAACGCAGAAATCGACGAGCAGATAGAAGCGGTTCTCCCTTACCTCACTTTCGGCCAGTCGCAAGCCAACCGTTTGCTTGACGAATGGAAGAAAAAACACCCCGAATCAGAAGAAGATGATGATGACGACGTTGACGATGACACGTCAAAAGGCGGCTATCGTCCAGCTGGTTCAAACAAGAAAAATCCCAACAGCAAAGGAAATGAACAAGACGAAGAACCCGCATGGTTTAAGTCTTTCAGAGAGCAACAGGAAGCCCGTTTTGCAGCATTGGAAGGTGAAAAAGTTTCTAACTTGCGTAAAGCCAAACTTGAAGCCCTGCTGAAAGACACTGGAACATTCGGTTCACGTACCTTGAAAAGCTTCTCTAAGATGAACTTTGAAAGTGACGACGATTTCGAGGAGTTCTATTCAGATGTTGAGGAAGACCTGAAGAATTACAATCAAGAGCGTGCAGATGCAGGTTTGGCAACATTGGCAACCCCTCCTGCTGCCGGAAGTAAAGGTTCGGGTAAACAAGACGAAGTATTAACCGACAAAGAAGTTGAAGATTTAGTCAACACTTTCTAAGTCAAAAAAGAAATTGTAACAATGGGTGCAACAGCAAATTTATCAAGCGAAATGGAAGTTCTCAATGCCGGAATGGATTCTGTCGTAATTCGGCATTATGTAGCTGGCATTATCGGAGGTCGTACTCTTGACGTATCAAATTATAACCTTCCGGTTATTAAAGCCGGGCACGTTGTTATTCGTGATCCGTCAACAGACACGTACAAACCTATGCCCGTAAAATCATCTGGCGATGGATACGACTCACTTCCCGGTTCTCATGAATATGTAGGAGTAGTTGTATGTACAAAACCAACTAGTGAACCATTGGTTGGTATTATGTATAGTGGCGAAGTCAATGATTTGGCGAGTCCATACCCCATAGACGACATAAAAGCGGCTATGAAAACGGCATTGCCAACTCTTGTATTCTTACACGATTAATGTAGAAAGGAGGTAAAAAAATGAAAGAATCACTATTTATTGAATACATCAGAAAGATTTTCCCGAAACTTCAAACCATCATCGAGAGAATCAATGGTAAGCGAGGCAATCAGCTTACATATCTTCACAAGACAATGCTTCGCAAAGAATATTCCGCAGACCAAAAGTGGGAAAGTGCATCAGTTAACACAACTTATGTTGCGGCCGACATGGTAGCAATGGACTCACCTCTCCCTCCTAAGATGAGAGACTCCATTGCTCACGCAAATGGTACATTGCCAAAGGTCGGAATGAAAAAAATTCTTCGTGAGACTCAGATCAACACAATCAACATCATGAAAGCTCAAGGAGCTGCGTTCACTAATATAGCTAACAAGCTAACCAACGATGCGGTAGCTTGCTCTGTTGGTATTGATGAAAAGAACGAAGCAAACTTTTTAACTGCTTTATCTGATGGAGTTGTAATCGTTGAAGATGAAAACAATACAGGAACTGGATTGCGCATAAATTTCAACTATTTACCGCAAAATAGCTTTGGTGTAGAAACAGCTGGAACTATTTCCTCTGATGACATAAAGCGTGTTATTGCAAAAGCTGACGCAGATGGAAACTCAATTACAACGATAGCAATCTCGTTATCGACTTACAATAAAATGAGACAAGAACAATGGGCAAAAGAATTGGTTGCCAACTATCGAGGTCAGACATTCGACAGCAACACTAAGTTACCTGTTCCTACTGCTACATTATTTGACGAAGCATTTGCCGATGACAACAACGGAATTACATTCTTAAAGATTGACCGTACAGTCATTTCTGAGAAAAATGGTAAACGCATTCCGTACAAACCGTGGAATTCGAACAAACTAATATTCCTTACTACACAAGAAGTTGGTGCATTGGTTTGGGGCACACTTGCAGAAGTTACTAATCCCGTAGCAGGAGTAATTTATTCCACGGTAGATGAATACAAACTTATCAGCAAGTATTCTAAAAATGATCCTTTGCAGGAATTTACAAGTGGTCAAGCATTAGTTCTCCCTGTTATTGAAAACGTAGACCAAATCTACTCTCTTGACATCTCAGAGGCTCAAACGATTGACACTACCGAAGAGGGAAAAGATTCTACCGATAAGAACATCACCATTTGGGGACAAGCTTACATAAAAGCAAACTTCGTCGCAGAGTTCAATAAAATAACCGGTAAAAACTTATCGACGACTATTTCAGACGATAAGTTAATTGCTGCTGTAAACAAATTGAATGATGCCGATGAAGCTAAGCTCAAAAAAGCTGTTGAATCATATAAAACAACAAATGGAGATAGTTAAGCCATGAAGACAATTCAGCAAGCTCTTATAGACGAAATACATTACCCTATCCCAGAAGGTTTTGTAGAGAATGTGATGATAAAACGCAAACTCAATCCAGTTGGTGATTGCGATTCAGATACAATGAACTCAAAGGAGTATATGGGAGCTTTGGCTGACTGTCTTTGGTCTTTAGTTCAGTCTATCAATTTTTCTGAAGCAGACAAGTCTTTCGGTTCTTTATCAGATAAAGACAAAGAACGTATTCTGTTACGTGTTAACTCAATCTATAATGCCATTGGTGAACCTTCGGTAGAGTTGGAGGCAAAGCCAATGGTATATATAGGTGACTGCCTTTTGTAATATGTCAGTAATAAGACTATATCCACACAGATTGCAGTACCTCGTATCAAAAGATGGTTACGAGGATAGCAACGGTGATTATCATGAAGGAGAAACTAACTGGGAAGGCTGTATTGAATGCGACGCAGTTCCTGCTGGTAAAGCCTCTGAAAAAGAGTTTGACGATGGTATTGTAAGAAGCTATTCATATACAGTTTATCTACGTGCAAATTGTCGAACATTCATGATCGGTGACAGGATTAAGATACATCTGCTTGAAGGAATTGAAAGGGAGTTTAGTGTGAAAGGTTTCCATCGCTACCAGAAACAATGTAAACTATGGGTATAAGAATGACCACCAAGCTAAGCGAAGTGCATGACACGCTCATGAGAGAAGCAGAGCGTGTCGAGCGTCTTACTATTCGTGCTTTATCCAAACTTGGCGAACAATGCGTTACAAAAATTCGTGATAGAGCAGGTGATAAAAGTTGGTACGACCAAACAGGCAACTTGCGTAGTTCGGTTGGATATGTGATTGCTCATAATAAGAATATCATTCAATACTCAACTTTCAACCAAGTGAAGCAAGGTTCAGAAGGTGTAAAAACAGGTAAAGACTTAGCGAAAGAACTTGCTAAAAGATATTCTAATAACTATGTACTTATCGTAGTCGCCGGAATGAACTATGCTGAATTTGTAGAAGCGATGGATAATAAAGACGTACTTGCATCAACCGAACTTTGGGCAAGAGAACAAGTTCCATTGATGCTTGAAAAACTTAAAAGACAGATTGCGAAATAATGAAATCCGATATTGAAATAGCTAAGTTCGTTTATCACAAAATTAAAGGTACAGAACTCGAACGTAATGTCTCCGGTAAATTGAGTGACAGAGGAAGGCCCAACAAATCTGATAAAGAAGATATAGTCATATCTGTTCTTGCAAATGAAGGTTGCGGGCAAATACAACGAGCCTATGTGAATGTCAATATATATGTCAAAGACTTATGGAACTCTGAAACCAAAACATGGGAAAAAGATTCAATCCGAATTTGTGAATTATGCGAACTATCGAAGTTTTTATTCGCTATACGAAAAGACGAATATCATACGGTTCCATCACAATGCAGTCAAAAAACTGATTCAACAGGAGTTTCATTTGAAGACGGACATACAGAGCATTTCATTAATAACAAACTGTACATAGAGATAAATAACGAATAAATTTTTAATATAAATTAGGTATATCATGGCAGTAATAGGATGGGGTAAGCCCCGTGTATTTATAAAAGATTTGGATGCTTCTGCTCCTAAATGGGAGGAATTACCTACCCCTGTGGAAGATTCTACACAGTTGACAACAACAAAAGGAGATAAACAAGAAGCAAAAATCGAAGGAGGCGAAAATGAGGATGTAAAGTATGGAAAGAATACCTATGCTTTGGCATTGAACATTCGTGCCGCAAAAGGACGTAAGCGTCCTGTAAGTGATAGCGATGGTGTTGTTGCACACAATTATGCCGTTGTTGTTCAACCGGAAGACCCAGAAGTTCAAGGCTTCTGCATGGAGAAAACGACAGTTTCCGTCGAAGACACTTTTACTTCTGCTGACGGTGGTGTTTGGGCATACACTTTTGATGCTTTGAAAGCAGCCGCCGATAAAAAACAAATTCAGTGGGGTAAAATCATCGTGACGGAATCTGGTGGAAACATCAGTAAAATTGAATGCGATCCTGAAGATGAGTCTGGAGACGGTGATAAATTCGAAGTAGCTCCTAATCCAAGTGTTGGTGGATAATTCAATAGGTTGTAGATAGAGCCAAACGTGGGGGCTTCGTACCCACGTGTTCTGCGTATCTAGTGTAACGGTAGCACATATACACTCCATGTATAAAGTTGTGGTTCGACCCCACAGTTGCGCTCAGTATAATTTATTTTGCATGGACAAAGAAGGGAAAATAATAGAAATGGATATTGCAGATACTATCATGGAAAGACCTTATGAGTTCCATATAGGAGAAATGCAATTCTACTTATACCCTGCCACATTGGGTAAAATATACCTTTTATCACGTCTTACCGAAAATTTAGAAAAAATAAAGACAAAACTTCAGTTATACTTAAATAAAATGGCATCGGGAGAGTTTTACATAAATGGGAAAGACTGCTATACAAATTGGGGTATAAGTATGGATACATCATCTCTTTCCTCCTTAATGACACCACCGCCTTTAAAAGAGTTCATCGAAAACAAGTCTCGATTAGAACATGGCAAACGAGTCCTGTCCTCTAATCCTAAAATCGATGAACGAAATATCACTTTAACTTTTAACCTGACGGCAAAAACGGAAGAAGAATTCTTTTCAAGATACAACAACTTTTGTGAAGAATTGGCAACAGGCATAATAAATATAAAAACAAAGTATCAACCAAATATTACTTACAAAACAATCTATATTTCATGCAATCAATTTACGCAATTCATGAGAGGAATAGCACGATTTTCTCTAAAACTTGTCGAATATAATCCAGCAGATAGAAATTCATAAAAAAGTGCATGTTTTTCATACACTTTTATTATCTTTGACTGAAATCGTATGAAGATATACGAAACCATCATGATAGACATTAAAAACATACAAGGAGATACTATTTTATCAGTTCCTATAACAGAAGAATGTGTTCATGTAGAGGAATTGATGAAATCCGATTATGTAGAATTGTCGTGGAACTCGGACCAAAATGAAGAGATTCCGGTAGGGGCTTATATTATACTCGATGGTGAGAAATATTCTCTTTTGGAGCCATATAATCCAAAACAAAAGAACGAGGTCGAATTTCAATACAAACCACAATTTCATTCGAAATTTATATCATGGGGTAAAGTGCCTTTTTTCATGTATTCTTACGATGAGAATAACGAGATAACGAATCGGGAGCCGGATTGGTCTCTTACCGATAACCCGGCCAATTTCATGAGTGTTATTTGTAAGGCTATCGAGAACGAAACCGGGGATACATGGACTTACGCCGTCGATTCTTCTCTTAACGCTTCCACTTCTTTGTCTTTCCAATCAATCGACATATTGTCTGCCTTGAACAGTATAGCCTCTGCGTTTGAGACAGAATGGTGGGTTGAGAAAAATTCTATGATTATTCATCTGTCGAAAGCCGAGCATGGAGCTGTTGTTTCTCTCGAAGTTGGTGAAAGCATCAATACACCTTCGGTCACGGCGGGAAAAGATGGGTATTATACCCGATTTTACGCATTCGGGTCAACTCGAAACATCGTACAGGAATACAAAGGTGCTAATGTCAACAATTTGGTCAACAAACGGCTGACTCTTGACCCAAAAAAATATCCAAACGGATATAAAGATATAAGGCCAAACCTTCAACAGGGAGAGATATTTAGCAAAATCCTCCTGTTCGATGATATATACCCTTCATCGGAACTCTCCATATCAGATGTCAGATTCCGCCTTATGTGGCGTATAGACTCGGAAACGAATGATAAAATACAGATAGGCACAGATGAAAATGGAGACCCTATATACGACCAATATGCAATATGGTATTTTCAAATACCGGAATTTAACTTCGACAATTCCCCTTATGACGAAGAAAAAAATCCGAATGGTATGCGTATACCAAATAAGGAACCTTCGGTACATTTCCAATCTGGGGCTTTGCAAGGTATGGAATTTGAGCTTATATACCATGATGAGAGTAAAACAATAACGAGTGATGATGGCATAAGCTTCGAAGTCAAAAAAGGAGATTTCGAGATTAAATATAAAGAGGAAGAAGGTAACTATATTATCCCTGCTATTACGGGACTTATACCGTCGGAAAATGACGATATTATCCTATTCAACGTCAAAATGCCGGAAGAATATACAGATTCGGCGTACATACGGCTGGAAACAGCTATGAACGAAGAAATAGAACGGCTTTCTTCCGACCAAAACAATTACCAGTTTTCATCTAATCCTGTGGTGTTCGATGAAAACAATCCTGATTTATCCATAGGAAGAAAAATCGAATACATAAACGCAGGATATTCATATGTTACTCGTGTTATAAGCCTTACAACCAAACTCGACTATCCTTGCGAACAGACTATTACCATCGGGAACAACCTAATAAAAGGGAATACGCAAGAACTGAAAGAAGAGGTCGCATCTGCCAATAAGAATATCGACTTGATTTCTGCCATCAATGATATGACGGCTTCCCTGCAACAATCGTATCAACGGACTGTAAAACAAATGCAGGAAGGATTTGCCCGTATTAACGATATGTGGAAATTCGACACAGAGTTGGAAAATACGATATACTCGAAATTTAATGTGTATTCACAGGGTGGAATATCCGCTCTTGGTGTATGGCGTGGAGAAGGGGGTGGCGGTGGCGAAGGAGGGCTCATCAAGCTCGTTCATGGGTTCGACGATCTGGGCGGCGTGTTCGACAACACCACGATGACGGATACTTTCAACGCCTACACCATCAACGAGATTTGGAAACTCGCCAACGCCGGCGCATCTACGATAGGTACAGGCAATGTGGTGACGGCCGTCAGCAAGACAGCCCTCGGTATCGTTGTCACCAAAGGCATCACCCTGTACGATTGGGTGCGGCAGCCGAACAAGCCTACCTATTCGCTCTCGGAGATAAACAACGTGAGCGGTACATATACGGGGCTGACCGTAGGCAATGCGAACAACGCCGATTATGCCACGAATGCCGGATATGCCGTCTCGTCAGGAAATTCCGCCAACACGAATGCTTTTGCGAACAAGGACATTTACCACTACCAAGAGGCCGGGTGGATTATTCTGTCATCGCATAAGTATATAGATTCCGAGAGTCGTTGGTATTGGAACAAGATTGCAACCGTCACGGACAGTCATACGAATTATTCGGGCGTGGTCATCGAAATCGAGGCCGTCGAGGATTATGTGACCGGAGGAGCCGTTTACGGAAGGCTTTACCTTACCTGTGGGGAGGGGGCTATATCCCTTAACTTGATGACCATGCAGAAGTGTCAATCCCAGAGGGACCTGTACATACATGCCTGTATAGACAAGAGCGGGAACGTGTGGGTGAAAACGAATACGCAATGGCATAACCAGTTCCGGTTCAGAACTGTCGGAAAAGAGTACCTCTATATCGACACATATACGAGCGATATAGAAATCACTCTCGACAAACCTGCCGACACGAGCGAGGAGATAGAAAACCGGATAGTCGTGCTCCGGGACGGTAATTTCACGTATTTCTCGAACTCCCGTCTCGACAACGTCACTTGCAGCCAAGCCGATAAATTAGCCAGTTCCCGGACGATTTGGGGACAGTCGTTCGACGGTACGGGTGACGTTTCGGGTAATCTGACCGGTGTAGGCAGCATTTCCATGAGCGGAGATATAAATGGGGTTGAAAGAATTTACTGTTCAGGAGTCGTGGCGGAAACCGGTAGCAAGAGGGTTACTATCTATAATGGCGGAATATTGGCCACAAACTATCTCCGTTCGAACGGGTATATCACATCGGACGGTAACATCACGGCCGGAGGGGATATATCGTCGCAAGGCAATATCTCGGCACAAGGCTCGGTCACCGCCCTGACGACTTCGGACAAACGTTTGAAGCGAGATTTCGATTACACCCGAAGTTATACCGACAGGCTCTTGGCGATGGGCAGGGTATGCGATTTTCTATACACCGAAAAAGCACGGAAGCGTAACAAGGGCGGCGTGGACGGGGAAGCCCATACGGGGCTGATCTATCAAAAGGTGAAAGAGGTATTGCCATCGATGGCCTACGAAACGGAGGACGGTTACGGGGCTCTGAACTACCTGTCGCCCGACTATATCAACACTATCGCCGGGGCAACGCAGGAGACCGCCCGTCTGGTTAAAGCCCTTATGGGAGATATAGAACGATTGAAAAAGGAATTGTCCGAATTAAAAGAGAAAGGAGGAAAGTGAGCGTATGGCCATCGATAAAAACAAGATAGCAGCCCCGGTAGCGATAACCGACCCGTATAACCTGCTGGGAATATACCCGAAGAACGGGGTATGGGACGTGGCCGACATTGTTGCCCTCGAACGCCCCCTGTTGCAGGGTGGCCGTCCGGGACGTATCAACAAATGGAGCCGTCATAAACCCGTGCGCTATCCGCAGGCTGCGCCGCTATCCGACAACTATCCCCAACAGGCCGGCGGGGTCACGACATATATCGACCAGTGGGAAGGGAGCGACACCGACAAAAATCAGGGCATACGCTATGGGCTGAAAGCCACGATACCGCACGGAACGAATATCGTCGCTATCCATGACACCTCCTTCGACTATGTGGCCTATCCCCACCCGGGTACGGATTTTTGTCGCCTGAGCGATTTCGACGGCTACGACCATAACGCAAAACCCAATCTTACCGGAAGCAAAATTGATGAAATCAGTGCGGACGTGCCGTATCTTTTTGTCGACATCAACTATTACGACACTTCGGTGAATCCCACCGGCGTACCCGTCGAATCGTGGCTGTCGCTGGCCTCCGACAAGAGTATCGGCGATTATTACCCGGCTATTTTGGTAACCGATGGAAATGGAAGCAGTTTTGCCCGATTGCTGACAAATACCTCGACAAATACCGTAACCACCTTGCGGATGGGCAATGTGTGGTACTCTGCTTTCAAGGTGAAGTTTTTCAGTGACGATACTACTCCGCCGATACTTCCTGTCGGACAGAGCGACACATTTCCAGGGGAGGATTCGGTAGGGGCGAATTTGAAGGTGACATTGTTCCTTATCGATAAGAAGTCGTTCGAATATTGGACGGGTGTCGACAAACAGATTACCATGGCGGATTATTTCCCCATACCCACATCGATAGCCATGACAGCCGAGATAAACAGCACATATACCCCGATTAAAATCGTGGATTTCACTTTCCTTTCGAGTTACTTTCAGGTGCGTATCAGTTTTCCGAACGGAAATCCTCCGGTGGGTGAGAAATACACCTTCCGCATTTCGGGATCCGGATTCCTCGCAATCTATGATTACGAATACAAGGGAACTGGGATTCTCATTTTGAATATCCCTTTGGGGACGACACATCCGGACCTTCCACCGGGAACCCATACCTATTACTTAACCTGTTCCGTGTATGGGGTCTCCTCGTCGGGAGAGGCCGGCGTCCAACTCGACTCCCTATCCAAAAACGTGACATTCGACATTCCCGACAGCGGGATTATCAGTTAACCATAAATACAAAACATTATGATTGAGTTAGTAAAAATCAGCGAGAACATCAGCCGTCAATTCGACGGACAGGAAACGGTAGATAACCTGCAAGCGGTCAATTACCGAATTGTGGAGAATGGAGTGGAAAAAGGCCATGTCACTGTCGGGCAAGGCAGTTTTAACATGAATGTCTATTCCATGACCTCCACGGTTGAGGAAACGAAAGCTCTGGTGGAAAAAATGTTCAACACATTATCCGATGGCAGCGATGAGTGAAAAAGATCCCGTAGTGAAGTACTCGTGGGAGGATATTAAGTTTACCATTGGCTTTGAGGACAGAAACAAGCAGCCCATCGATGCCGAGACGAAGAAGTTTAAGTTCATCTACAAGGACGAGGCCGGTTGTTGTTGCGAAGTGAGCTACGACGGAAAGACACGTAAAAACTGTGTGTTCCGTGACGGCGTGCTGTACGGCATATTCAATTCCGGAACTTTCCGCTATGGCTTGCTCACGGTCGAGAGGCATTACTGGATAGAGGATGCCGATTTCGATGACGGCAAATGGGACTATGGCGATGTTTACAAAACCAATATAATCATCAAGTGATATGGCAGATAGTGATTGCATAATCGTTCATGAGCAGGTGGTAGTGCCTGATGCCGTTGTGGTGGAGGAAATGGTTGCCTTGCCCGGTGAAAAAGGTGACAAGGGAGACCCTTTTACCTACGACGATTTTACGCCGGAGCAAATCGCCGAGCTTCAACGTCCTGCGACAGAGGCGGCGGCAGTTGCCAATCAAGCGGCTGAAAAGGCGAACAAGGCGGCCACGGATATAAAGGTTCTCGGTGTCACGTTGACGGCGGAAGAAGCAAAACGGGAATCTGCTGAAAGCAGCCGTGCCTCGGCAGAGAGTGAGAGAGCCGAAGCGGAAGTTCAAAGAGGGGAGAGTTTCTCCCAAATGCAAACTACCCTTGAAGGGCTTATTACGGATACCCGCACAGCCACATCGAACGCTACCACAGCGGCGGGAAATGCGGAGAATGCTGCAACGGAAGCGAACAACTCGGCAACCCTTGCCAATGCGGCAGCCGATAAAGCAAACCAAGCGGCGGAAAGTATCGCATATAAAGAGAACGGTTTTTTCATTTCTCCATATCATCTTGAAGCCACAGATTTAAGGTATATAGGATTCAAAGAGATAAAAAACGACAAGACTTGTTACCTGCTTACGATGGGCAGGTGCTTGAAGTTTTCTTTGGACACTTACGAGGTGTTTTGGGACGTCAAATTGGAGGGTTATGGAACACGATGGCACGAAGCGGCTGAACAATTGAGGGTAATTGATGATACCGTATATATTATATGTTGTAAATGGAACGACAATAATAATGGTATTTGGCTTATCAGACTGAATGAGGAAGACGGAGCTTTTATCTCCGAGGAGCTGATACCTATTCCTGTTCAGTATTCATACGCTACATTCAAGAACAAAGAAGTCTTAATTACAAATGATTATATATATGGGTTCGATAGTGTCAATAAACAGATACTCCGGTGTTCGATGGAGGACAAGTCGGTAGAAATTATCGATTCCATAGACTCTGCCGTATCCTTTCCCGTATTGGGGGACAGATGGATAACCCTGCCAGATGGAAGTGTGAAGTATGCACTTGTTTGGATTTCTGCCAAAAACCATATCAAGATTGTAGATGAAGATAATAATCTGTACTCGATAGAGCTGGCCTTCTCAAATAACACACAAATTACAACATCTCTGAATACATATATTCATAACATAAATTTCAAAACACTATATATTAACTTTATTAAAAGTCCGTATAGACATTCAGTTCATTTGACGGACGGAGGAGATAACTCCTACTCTGCCGAAAATATCGGTGTAAGGAACTCGTATCAAAATTTCCCATACACCACCGAATTTTACGGAAATAGTATGACAACACCAGATACCATTGTAAGTACGAATATTTTGAGTGCGACAAACGAAGGGTTTTATAGACCTATTACCAACAATGCCTATATTTTCATGTCGAACAATCCAGATATGTTACTTGCCGCCAACCTTTCTACTTCAAGAACCGGCGTAAGGCGTCAGATTGAAATAATCAATCCTATTTAATTGAATAATTATGTATATAGATATTAAAAACGAGAAGATTATAGGGATATACGCCGACAATGAGAGAAAAGAGTTGATAGATGTCGGCATTATCCCATCTCCCGAAGAGATACCCGGAAAAATACCCGTGATGTATTACCGGAACGGGGCGATAGTCTATGAGTACGAACCTATCCCGGAGATACCAATAGAAGAGGAACATCTCATTCCCGAGATGACATATGAAGAGCAAGTAGTGGCAAAAATTCGGGAAAGATACAGCGTAGACGATGAACTGGCCATACTTCGGCAAAGGGACACGAAAGCAGAGGAGTTCGAGGCTTATAACGCCTATGCGGAATCCTGCAAAGAGGAAGCCAGATTGTTAATCGAAAAACAGAAACATTGATATGGGAGGGATAAACGAGGCTACGGAGGTAGCCAGAGGGATAAGCGAACAGGGGTTCTTGGTGATGACCGCAGCATTCTTCTTGGTGTTGTCGGCCATGATGATGGTGGCCTGCTTCAAGTGGTTTAAGTCGATTATCACCAAGAGCATGGAGGATTACGGAGAATCCTTGAAAGAGCTTATCGAAAAGACGAACGACCAGAATAACATGTTGTCCGACATATCGGAAGGTCTTAGACCGGAAACGCAGCTTCGAATAAAGAACATGACGAGTGAATTTTTCAACCTTTCCGCCAGACGGGTTTTGGAAATTATCGAACAAGTTAGGAAGGAAAACCATATATCCGACAGGAATAGGACGCATGAAAAAATTATCGGAAATCTCACGAACCAGTACGAGGACAGGAACAGCCGTTTCGACTACTTTACCTATCGGGGTAAACGTCTTTCATGTTATACCAATCCTGAATGGATAGACTGGGTGGCAGAGGTTGTCGAGAACGAGATATATGCCCATACGGTGAACGATGACAGGGCTAAAACCAATGTATTTTCTGTCTATGACCGTATCAAGCTCGATTTTTATCACCGATTAAATAACGAATAATATGAAGAAAATTTTGGAAAGAATCAAAGGGTTGTTATTGTCTATTCCCCACGACAAGCTGCTGCATTTTATCGCAGGAGGTGTCATCGCCTCTTTCTTCGCCATCGTGATAGGTGCGACGGCGGAATATTGTGTGCTGTTCTCTGCCATAGCGGGCTGTATCAAGGAGGCTGTCGACGAGTGGAGGAAGCCGGGGGCTTGGTCGTATGCCGACTTGCTGGCTACCATACTGGGAGGGCTGGTGATTCAAATCGAGGTCTGGATTGCCTGACGAAAAAAATGAAGAATGGATATGAAATACTTCACGATGAAAGAACTCACAAAGAGTTCAACGTCCGATAAACTGGGTATAGACAATACCCCTACTCCCGAAGCGTCGGTTGCGCTGTCGAACCTTGTCACCCATGTCTTAGACCCTTTGCGGGAGATGTACGGAAAGCCGATAACCGTCAATTCGGGCTATCGTTGTCCAAAACTCAATGCCGCCGTGGGTGGTGCGAAAACGAGCCAGCACATGAGGGGCGAGGCGGCGGATATAACGGCAGGGAGCAAGACGGAGAACAAGAAGCTGTTCGAGTTGATTCGGGATAACCTTCCCTTCGACCAGTTGATTGACGAGAGCAATTACAGTTGGATGCACGTGTCTTATGTGTCGACATCGAAGAACCGGAAACAAATACTGAGCCTATGAGACATATCGTATTCCTATTGTTGTTTTTGGCCGGCTTGGCTGCGACGAGTTGTACCAGACATGTGTATGTTCCTGTGGAAACGACAAAGAGCGACACGGTGTATCTGAATCGTGTGCAGCTCGATTCCATATACATGCGGGACAGTGTTTTCATCGAGAAATCGGGAGACACGATACGGGAGTTCCAATACAAGTACATATATAGGTTCAAGGACAGAATCGATACGCTGTATATATCCAAGACGGACAGCATACAAGTACCCTACCCCGTCGAGGTAGTAAAGTACAAGACTCCCCGATGGTGCTGGTGGGCTCTCGGTGGCATTGTCTTGCTGCTCTTCCCTTACATCGTGAAATGGATAACAAAATTGAAAGGACTGGGTTTCTTGATATAATTTGATTTACGACTCCTTCCGGGGCTTCGGAGTATAAAGAGGAAAGCCTCAATCTCTTGCTGCTCTTCCAAAACTAACAAGAGACAACATCACGGGGAATGTTACGAGGCTTTCACAGCCTTTAAACAGAAACGTGATGTTTTTTATTGTGTCAACAATCTATAATTTAACAAATATTTAAAAAGGCAAGAGATATGAAAACTAATGAAATCTTTGAACACGTCTTGCAAATCGTTTGCGAGGAATGTGAGCTGTGTTACGGCGAATTGATCAACGGGGCGAACAAAAATGCGGTCGACGCACGTTGCCTGCTCATCTGTGCGTTGGTATCGCTCGGCTTCTCCGAGGAGAACACCGCCGCTTATCTTTCCATGACCCGACAGGGAGTGAACAAATTGAAAAACAGCCTGAAACAGCGGTGTTCGGGAAGTTTTATTCTGACAACGACAAATCAACGGGTCAGCAACAGGATAGCCACCGAAATCAGAGGATAGCAACGGCAATAGCCATACGTTTGTATGCGGCCGATATTGGCCGTAACCATCAATTATATCTATATGGAAAGAACGTATGTTTTCAATCAAGAGCCCAATGGTGGCGGAAGCAAGTTCGACATCATGGCTTTATTGCCCAACCTGATGGGCGGTAAAGGGGTCGATCCCGGACTCTTGGCCCTTCTCAATCAGGGAAGGAACAATCAGGACGCTTGGGGCGGAGGCATGTGGTGGATTTGGATTATCCTGCTGTGGTTCTGCTGGGGCGGTAACGGATTCGGAGGTTTTGGCAACCGGGGCGGGCTTCCTGCCGAGTTGAACGGCGATGTAGGACGTGAATACCTGATGTCGGCCATTCAAGGTAACGGTAATGCCATCAACCAACTCGCTTCGTCCTTGAACTGCTCTACCCAACAGTTACAATCCGCCTTGTGCAACATTCAGGGCTTGATTCAGGGTGTCGGCAACCAAGTGGGCATGTCCGCACAACAGATCATCAACAGCATTCAATCGAGTAATTGTACGCTGGCGACCCAAATCGCAGATTGCTGCTGCAAGACGCAAAACGCAATCGAGAGACAGGGATATGAAACCCGTATCGCCACCTCGGAACAAACCCATTCCCTCGTGGACAGCGGCAATGAGAACACTCGTGCCATTTTGGCGAAGCTAGATTCTATCCAAACTCAGGCTTTACAGGACAAGATCACCGCTTTGACGGCAGAGAAGGCTACTTTGGCGGCTGAAATCTCCCAACGTAACCAGAATGCGACCATTCTCAATGCGGTAGGGCAACAGATTGCTCCCCTCGCTGCCGGTTTGCAGGCTCTCCAAAGCGATGTGGACGGCATCAAGTGTAAATTGCCCAATACCGTTCCCGTGGTATATCCGAACATTCAGGCTGTAAACACGGACTTGTACCGGGCTGCCGCTTATGGAGCTTATGCGGGCGATGTCGCATACGGGCGCAGCGGTTACGGATGCGGTTGCAACAACTACTGGGGTTAATTCCAGTAAGAAAGGAGGTATATATGTGGCCTAACTTTTTTACAGGGTTTCCCTTTCCGTTCCCGACGCTGGGCAGAGTGAATTACAACACTCTTCCTACGGTGGCGGTGACGGTCGGCACGGAGAACGTGACTTTGGAACTTCCAAACCATGCATTCCGTAACAGGGACTATGTGGGAGTATTCTATATCAATCTCCGTCAGGCGATACCCGCCGGAACGACCGCAACGCTTCCCATTCTCATCGGGACGAATGGGGACACGAGACCTCTGCTGGCTTACAACAACGAGCCGGTGACGGTAGAGAATATCGCCGGTACTGGGATCTATGAAATCCATTACAACAAGTACACCAACGAAGTGTACCTTGTCAACGGTGGGTACAGACCTACTACGGCGACGGCGGCAACCAACGTCGCTGCCAAAAGCAAATAATTAACACGGGGCTGCCTTTTTCGGGCAGTCCCATTAAATCAAAAAACTATGTTTCAGAATCTTCGAGCAAACAACCAGTTATTTATCCTTCATAAGGACGAAAATCCCTTAGTGGATATAGGTTCCGTCGTCAGCGTTTCGGCTGCGAAGCCCAAGTACCCCATGCCGACACCTATCGGGCAGATACCCCAGATGGAAATGGTGGTGGACGTGGTGGTCTGCGTGAACGGGCAGAACACGACGTTCCAGAACTTGCCGGCAGGGGCGGACATCGCTGACTTCGGGCAAAACGGAAACATCGTCATATCTTGTTCCAGAGAGGCCATGAACTCGGAAGTGTCGGCTATCCGGCAAAAGAGCTTGGACGAACTGAACCGGCGTAATTACCACGAGAACGTGATTGCCGGGTGCGACAAGATATTGACAATTTTGAATCCCGAATTTGCGGAGAAGCAAAGGCAGGAGCAGGAGATTGCCACCCTCAAAGGGCAGATGTCCGAAATGAGCAGAAGCATGGCCGACCTAATGGCCATGAACAAGAAACTGATGGAACAGCTCAGTGTTTCTGAAACTTCTAAAAACAAAAAGTAATATGGGAATGTGGTCAATATTAGAAGAAGGCCGTGGATATGAAGGATTCAATGAACGCGGCGGTAGAGAGCTCGAAATGGCCTACAAGGAAGGTTGCGAGCACGGCTACAAGAAAGGCTATGAAGCTGCCATGCGGGAAATGCAGGGCGGCGATATGGGCTTCCGTGGCAATAATGGCGGCAGTTACGGCGGCGGGAATTATGGCGGAGGTTCTTCCAGTGGAATGAACAACCGTTATGCTCCCGGTTATCCTCCTTCGTACTATGACGAAATGGGGGAACGCAGACGCAGACGTGCCAACGGCGAGTTCTATTAATCGGGAGGGGAGAAATCCCCTCTCTTTTCAAAAACATAAAAAAGCAGTGTTATGAACCAACGATTAGACATTTATGATATTTTCCCCTCCGGCATGACTGAGTACCTTTCCCGATACGGCTGGCACTTCTCCAAGAACATGTGCGAGTGGGCGGTTTCCAGAATGAAGGCCGAAAACAAGGCCACCGGAAAGAAGGAGGAGATAAAAGCCCTTTCGAAAGAAGACGTGGAGATCATCTTGACACAGGCGGGCGTGAAGTTGGAAAATTCCAAAGGGTACGACCATGTATTTGTCGCCAATATGGGTAAGGCCGACTATTTGAAATCATCGATTCCCGACGATACCCATTTGGCTCTGTTTGTAAAGGACTATATCGACGACCCTGACGGTTACGACGGGTTGCCCTTTACACGTTTCTATGCCGACTGTATAGGTTTGGGCACTCCGATCATGTGGGAAAATATGTTATAAAACATGATTGTTCAGGATTTCTACATAGCGAAATACGACTGGCACGTAAGGGTTTTTTACGCCGTTACCACCTACTGGACAAACACCATACTCCGGGAGCTGGAACGGATCGGTTGTACGGGGAGTAATCTGGAAAATGCTTTCAGAAGTTTGTCGTCCGGTAACTTGAATACAGGACTTACCTATTCCAATTTCGAGCATCGACGGACGGTGATGGTAATTGCCATGACGACGAGCCCCGAACAGTTCCAAAACTCTTGGGATCATGAAAAGGGGCATTTGTGCAGGCATATATCCCGGACGTTCGGCATTGACCCTTACGGGGAGGAAGAACAGTACCTTCGGGGATATATCGGGCAGAAGATGTTCCCCGTGTCGAAGAAGTTCCTATGTGAGTGTTGCAGAAATAAATTAATTCGGGAAGTACATGGAGATAGCTAAAATCATACAAGCCATCTGTTCCGGCAAGTCGAGGAAGGAGGTTTATAACCTGCTTTCGCCGGAAGAGAAGGATACCTTGAATCGGTTTGCCGATAACGGTCTCTTGAACAGGAGAATGAGGCGAAAATTTCAAAGGAATATTCGGAAATGCAAATGATGAACAGGGAAATGCCGGGGTAAGAAGCTCCGGCATTCGTGTTTAATTCTATGTCAATCATTTTTGCGGAAAATTTTCCACATCATTCGTTTTGTTAAATATTGATAAATCATAAAACATTTATACTTCAATATTTTGTATATACAATAAAATGAAGTATCTTTACCATGTAATCAAAAACAAACAGTAACCAATTAAAAAAACGATATGAAAACTCAAATTAAGGACTTAATCAGTGGCCGTAAAGATGTGATAATCGACGAAACGAATGCCAAGTATGACAATGCCAATAAATCTACCTCTCATAACGGGTTTGCAGGAACAAACAAAGAAGAACGCACAGAAATAGCACGGCGTGTGATAGAAGAAAATCCTGACGGGCTGAATATTGAGATTAAAGGTGTTTTATTGTCGTTAAATCGTATATCTTCTGAATCTGGCAAAACAGTCTGGTTTGAAAGCGAAATTACGGAGGACGAATACAAGCGAATATTGGGTTACGATTATCCGTCTACCCAATCACAATGGTCGGCAACATTTCTAGTAAACAACGATATGACGGTTGAAATTCAATTAGCAAAAAGGAAAAATGACAATAGCACATGGAAGTATAACCGTAATTTCAATATCGGAGAAGAATTTGTAACCATTCTATAAAATTATGAAGAGAGAGTTTCCACTATTCATTGTAGACCATAACCGGGCGCACAAGTTCGGAGAAGTCGACTTCATATACTGCTCGGACATAGACAATGGATTCATCGCCAAAGTCGAGTATATAGACGGTATTGTCGAGGAAGTCGGAGAGGATTACCGCATAGAGCCCGGATTGTCAGGATCTAATATTTCCGCAAAGATAAGCATTAAGCGTATTACAGGTAAAAATCCTGATAAGACTAAAATACGGGGCCTTTTAAAACAGGCTATGAAGTATTATACATCGCTATCGACATTCTCGGCAGACATCGGCAATATTACGGTTCGGCAAATGGTGTTGTTCATTGATACGCTGATTTTAGACGGTCGTAAGAATGCAATTACAGCCGGTAGTGATTATAATTATAGGAATACGGTATTAACATCTATCGCATTTTTAGAAGCGATAAAGAAGGAATTAATAGGAGTATGACAATAGAAGATTTATCGAAACAAGTGCGTAAGATTCGCGAAGAAAAGGGACTGTCCCAATATAATATCTGGAAACAGGGTATGAACTTTGGAACAGTCATTGCCATTGAAAGTGGGAAGAATGTCAACTTGACCAACTTCCTTAAATATTGTGAGATCGTAGGAATTGATGTAACTTTGGAAGAGAAAGAGTAAATAGGATTATAATATCTTGTGCAAATATTGTGCATATTTAAAATGTTAAAAGCGTAACACTGTATTATACAAAATG